ACGGCATCCACCGGATGTATAGTTTGCTCCGAAATCAACTTCTGCATCTAAGAAAGAAGCAACACCAGTGTAGGTGTATGCTCCACTTCCGCCTGATGTATCAACAGTAACAGTTCTAGTTGAACCAAAGATAGTAGTAGCATCAGCAAGTTGTGCTGCTGTACCGTTATTTGTTTGGTTGTGGTAGAATACGTCATCATCAGCCATTGCAGCCATTTCAGCAGCAGAAGATACAATCTTCATTAAAGATGTGTAGTTCTTCTCAATTCCAGTAGTACCGTTCTCTGAGTATTTCTCTAGAGGCATAACTAACATTTTGCTCTGAACTTCAGCGTGTAATTTACCCATGTCTTCTCTAACGATAGCACGAATATCGCCAACACCATCATCAATTGCTGCAAGTTCCATTCCTAGTTCTGAGAACTCGAATAGATGTGCAATAGTCTTAGGGCTAACGTATAGTTTAGTGTATTCAGGAGCGATTGCTCTAAATCCATCTGCGCCACCTAATGTTGCGTTTTCTCCTACACCACCAATTTGGTCTGCTCTAGGAGTTGCTGCATCTGCTGAAGAAATACTAGCGGTAACTGCATTAGTACCAGTACCGAATGCTGCATCACTACCACCAATAGGTCGTGATTTCAAAACTCTCCAACCGCTAGATGTGTAAGGTCTCTTAGCAAGCATTGCTAGAGGGTTTACTTCTTGGTTTAGTACTGACCAAACTTTCTGTCCGTACAATACATTGTATAAGTCGCCTAGACCTGCTGCACCCGTAAATGCATTAGAACTAGTATCGTGAGGTGTACCGAATCCACCTACTACTCCACCTGCTTTGAGTAAAGCGTTACCGCTACCTACTCCGCCATATCCGTATGTTGCTGCTTCTAAATCTTTCATTGTCTTAATATATCCTGTCATTTTTTCAACTCCTTTAATTCATTCCTCTCACAAAAGAATGTACATCTTCCCAAGACATGTTCGCTGCTGCTTCTATGCTTGTTGGTATTCCTTCAGGTAGTGCCATTGACACCTCTGCATTCTTTCGAATTGTTTCGTCTTTCTCTGATAGAGATTTTCTTAGTAGAGCAAACTCTTCTTTTAGTGCTGCTACATCTGTTCTAGCATCGTATGCTGCTGATTCTGCTGCTGCTTTCTTAACTGAAAGTTCTTCTGCAAGCCTTGCTTCAAATTGCTTAGATAGATTATCGTAAGCAAGTTTTTCCATTTGCTCTGCTTTGTATTGTGCATATGCTTTCTCAACATTTTCTGCACTTAGGTTAAGAGTACTAAAGTCTGAAGCATCTAATCCTTCACTCTTTAGTTCAGCAGGTGCAGTAGTAGGTTTACCGTTATCTACAACTATTTTTCCCGCTTCAACATCTAAGTCTTTATCAAGAGCCTTCATCTCCTCATCATCATCTTTTTCCATATCCATAGATTCTAATTCTTCATCTTTATCAGAATCCATATATGCCATTTCGTTCTTCGTTAGGTCGTCATCATTTCCTGTCTCTCCGAGTCCGTTAACTTGTTTCATCAAGTCATTCAACTCTTCGAGTGCTTTTTCCAATTTTTCACTCATTGTTTTCTCCTCCATTTTTAAAATGTCGAATTTTGCTTCGGGATTAATACCCTTTTCACAGATAGTTACTTCGTGTAACTCTAATCTGTCTATCTCATTGTATTCACCAAACTCTTCTGATGTTCTTTGTTTCTTAGAAATCGCTTGACCTCCAATACTAAAAGAACGTAGAGTTCCTTTTCTAATACTTCTTGAAATCTCTTTTGCCTTTTCTATATCGTCTCTTAATTTAATAACAACATAGAATCCTACATCATCTACACCAGTTTTATGTAGAGTTCCGTTCATGTCCCTATACTTTTCAATTACTTCTCCTACTTGTACATTAGAATGGTTAGACATAACATTTCTATATTTCTTTTCAGACATATATTTTTCAACTGCTTCATCTAATGCCTTTAGTGTAATTAAATCGTTTTGTTTATCTACGATTTCTATTGAAGCATAGCCTCCAATAATTAAATCATCAGACTTAAGAATAGTAAACTCATGTTCCCTATCTGACTTAATTAAAAGAGATGGCTGCATGAGCATTGTTTCTTTGTCTTTTTAGTTTTACTATATTAACTAATCGTTAGTTTTAGGTGGAAACTCTAAATTAGAGTATTTATCTTCATTAATATTCCAAACATCTACATCATCTTCATCTTTCAACATACTTTGTTTTTTACCAGTCCAAACTACCCATGTTTTCTTTTCGTTTAATGGTACAACTCTAACATGTATTCTAGTGTCGAACTTATCACCTTCTAATTTATATTCGTGATAGCCATCTTTCTGTACTCCTAAAATTACTTCTCCTTTATCTATAACCTTACCACCGTTTATTTTTTCCGCTACAATAGCAGGGTATTTGTTAGATTTACCGAATAAATTGTATATATCATCTGTATCTTCTATATTTATTAACCAAGCAAATCTTTTATTTTTATAATCTATTATAAAATTAAGATTTCCATCTTCTTGTTTAGTAATAGTAAAATTACCAGTCCTAGAGTCTTCTTTTTCTATCGTCATATCTTCTGTATCTTTTTCAATAGAATCACTAGCACCAAACATATTCGGTTTACTTTTATCCCAAGTGAATGAATCTCCATGTTTTGCTAAGTTTTTCATCCAATCCATTAATTTATTTTCTCGACCTTCAAACTTAGTATCATATAGAGATGCATGTTTCTTTTCTACATAATCTAATATTTTATCAAAATCTAATTTATCTCTACCACTATCTAATATTAGATTTTTTAACGATATTCTTAATTCAGAAGTTTTTGTTTTTATTAATTCAGAAAGTTCTTCTTTCCAAATGTCAATGTTATGTAGTGCATTTTTTTCCATTAAATTATCACCATCAAAACCATATATAGTATAACCATCTAAACTATGTTTTAGTATAATTTCAGCAGTTCCGTGAGTATCGTCTGTAACATAATATCCCTTCTTAATTTTCTTAGGTTTTACTAAATCAGATTCTAACCCACTCATGACTCTAAAGGGTTTAGCAACTTTACCTGCAAGACCTTGCATAACAGTGTTAAGAGATTTTTTACTTTTACTTGCTAACTGTTCTAATGTAGCAATATTATCAGATTGTGTTACTTCAGGAATTTCTATTACTTTAGCAGAATACAAACTAAAACCATTTTTCTTTTTAGTTACTTCATCTACTTTGACTCTAACAATAGTACCAATATCTACATCTATTTTTGTGTTTAATGCCTTTCCTACTTCTAAATATGCTTTATCTTCAAAATCAACAGTAGCATAATTTCTAGCAACTTCTGCTGTAACTGGGCCGATACCAATAGTATATGAATGTAAATTACTTTTAGTCTTTCTATCGTTTAACACTACTACATCTAAATCAACAAACTTTTTCCACTTAATCCATTTAGGGTTCTTTCTATTACCAATGTAATAAGTTGACTCAATATCTTTTATCACTACTCCTTCTGATGCAGGTAGTTTCATAATGTCCTGTGAATATTCTTCAACTTCTTTCTTAGAATCTGCTATTCTAGTATCTTTCTTAGATGGGAATGCTAATTTTTCAGAAGAATGTTGTGCGTATTGGTATAGTAAGATGTTAATTCTTTCTCTTAGTGGATTATCTGTTATATTTTTTCCTTCGTGTAACATTATATCAAACACATGGGCTTTTAGTACACCTTCTGTTTTCTTATGGAAAACATGAGTTATAGTATCGGCACGATGTAATGGTTCATCATCCATAAATAGCATTAATTCAGCATCTAATATGCAATCTCCAAACTGTTTTTTTTCCATATGTTTAACTTGTTCGGGACATTTTGAAGTAATATCTTTTTGATTAAATGAATATATTTTAACTTCATCATTGAACTTATGTATTTGTATTCTCATGCCATCATACTTTTCTTGAACAACAAACTCTCCTGTTAAACCCTTTATGTCATCTAAATCATCTATCTCAAAAATTCTATACATAGGCTTGTTAGGTTTAATAAAATCTATACCTGCTTTTTTTTCTTGTTCATCGTCTGCTTTAGAAATATCTAATTCCATCAATGAATCCCACTGTTCATCAGTATATTTTTCTAGATATATTTTTTCTAATTGTTTGAAAGCCTTTTTGACTTTGGATTCTATTCTCCTAGTATCAGAGTTTTCATCACCGTAGTGTTCTATAATGTATAGTGAAACGTCATCAGGTTCTAAAT